GAAAATAATAACGACAAAAAAACCTGAAGAAATAATATTACCGAAAATAAAAGAAATAGATTTACAAGAACCGAATTTAAGAAATAAAGGAATTCAGAAAAAAGAAAATATCATTATAAAATAAGATGACAATAAAAAGATATAATGGCAATAAAACCAGAAAATTTATTAAAAAAACAAACAGAAAAAGATTTCAAAGAAGAACTGGTAGAGAGAAACGAAAACTTGTTCAACGTAATAAAAATAACCACACGCACAAATTAAAACCTGCATCAATAGCATTGAGCAAAGTAAATTGTAGCCCGAAAGATAAAAAGGAAATCAAAAATTACACTTGTTATACAGATACGACATTGTTTAAATTAAGAGACAGATGGAATTTACGTCATCCTGATGTCAAAATACTGACAAATGACTCAAAAGAAATTCATAAACTACTATCAAATTATTTAAGTGATGTATGTAACAAAGAGTCTTGTTGGTTAAAACAAAAAGATGAATTTGGGCAATTGGATGAAAACTTCAAAGACTCTTTTGCACCTGAATCGCCTTATGAATGGAAAAAAAATCCAAACGAATGGCTCTCAAGTATTGATATTATAAAAGTGATGAAACAATATGAAAAAGCATACAAATGTTTTGATTTTATTGGACCTTCACCAATTGATTTTGATAAAAAAAAGGTATACGGTGAATGTGTATGGGAAGAATTGTGTAATTTCAATTTGGAAGAACAAATTAAAAAGGGGAAAACTAAGATTGGTATCATATTCAACACAGACCCACACGATAAACCAGGCGAACATTGGATTTCCATGTTTATAAACATCAAAAAAGGACATATATTTTTCTTTGATAGTGTGGGACGAAAGGCACCTCCTGAAATAATGAAATTTGTAGAAAAAATTAAAATGCAAGGAAAACAATTGAATCATAAAATAAATTTTGCTTATGACGAAAATCATCCAGTTGAGCATCAATACGGTAATACTGAATGTGGTATTTACAGCATTTTTTTCGTTGTACACATGTTAGAAGATAAATTAACAGAGTATTATTTAAAAACACACATTTTAAAGGATAAATATATGGAAAAATTTAGAAAAATTTATTTCAATGAACAATTATAAAAATGCAAAAATATAACGAGTCAAAATATTTGTGATGATGAGATAATTAGATAATTAGTATATATTCACATAATGATTATATGAATATATATTATAATAGGCAGTATAATAGGCACTATACCATAAATGCTAAAAGTGACTCATAATGCAGGTTTTTTTTCATGTTGTAACGTACGATTGCGCGAAATAATAAATTATTTTAATGAAAATCAAGAACAACCTAAAACAGTAGATAGTTCATCACAGTTTATTTTATACAAACCTAGATATCTTTTATATAACGATATAACTCATGTTTTTTTTGTTAATGACGAGACAACTAATATATATTATAAAAAAAATATTAACATAAGCAGTGAAACAAGTGAAGACCAATTTTCTAATTACAAATTATTAAATATTGAAGATATAAAACCATTTATAGGAAAATACTTTTCACCTTCTCAAGAAATTATAGAAATTCAAAAAAAGCTAATATCAAAGTACAAGATTAATACAAATAATTGCATCGCAATATATTATAGAGGAACAGATAAATACAAGGAGACGATACTTGGAGAATTTTCAAAATACGATGAAATGATAAATAAAATAAAAGAAACTGTTGCATACAAAAATTCGTCGTTACTCGTACAAAGTGATTCCCTACATTTTTTAAATTATATCAAACAAAATCATAATAACGTGATAATCATTAAAGAAAATAAAACTTCAATCGCAAACCAAGGTATTCATTTAGAAAAAGATAATATTGGAAATCAAAATTTTGTTGATATTAAAATTCTATTTGCTACTTTCTTGATAATATCTAAATGTAAGCATGTAATATGTTCTTCTAGTAATTGTTCATTGTGGATGATGTATTATAGAGGAAATACCGAAAATGTATATCAGTATTTAATAAATGATTTTCTTTGAAATATAAATTAAAGTTATATTTATAGCTATTATCAATGTCAACAAGCAATTTTTTAGAAAAGGATAATATTGAGTTGATGTGGGAAGTATTAACAGATGAACCATTAATAAAACAATTGTGTAACTCTGAGATAAAACTCAAAAATATCATGCATATTTTTGAATCAAATTTAAGAGATTTTTTTGTAACAGAAAAAAATAATTGTAATAATTTGGTTGAGTTGAATAAAAAATATATTTTACTAATTATTAATTATATAATTAAAACACACCAGAATCAATATGCAAACACTGCACAAGGTTCTGGTACAACAAATCAGTATAAAAAAATTAGAATTCACGAAGAAGAACCTATAAAACAATCAATTACATATGAAGATATTCATAACGATAGAATGACTATTTTTGAAAAAGAATTAAATCAAAAACAAGAAGAATTTACAAGTGCTATGGCATTACAGGTGCCACCTGTTCCAAATTTTAGTGATAATTTAGACCAGCCTATCAGTGAAATTGAAGTGGAAATTAAAAGAATACAAGAACAGCGCAATTATGATATTGAAATAATAAATAATACAAATAAAAATGGTAATGCATATATTGATGAAAATTGGTTAAAACCACAAGAAACTTCTATTAAAAATGAAAAATTAATCAAAATTAGTGCAACTAGTAATAGTGGTAGTAATAGTACTAATAGTACTAGTATTACTAATACAAATAGACATATAAGTTGGGAAGATGAACAACAAAACAAATCAGAAGAGCAAGAAGCATTGAATATTTTTGGGAAATTGAAAAAAATAACATCAACTGATAATAGTGTTCCCAACTATCAAATACAAATAGATGATTTAAAAAAAGAAATATCTACGTTAAACGAAAAACTAGATATATTTTTACAAAAATATAAATAATTATTACTGATAATTAGTAATAATAATAAAAATTGAAATAATAAATTATATTTTATACAATTTATTATTCAAATTTCTGTACTAATAAAATAATACTGTCATGAAGTTTCTAGGAATTATTGTTTTGTTTTTGTGTATGTTAAAATGTGCTTCAGATAAATATTATATTATAAGATTTAGAAATACGCTGTTACGTTTATATATTTCTAGTGATAAAAAAAAAGTTATTAACGAGTATTCAAATAAAATAGCAATTAAAACGAAAAATAAGGCAGTTACTTATTATAATAAAGTATTATCAAAATATTACGATTACAATTTATTCTATAACGCCTTAACTGAGGAAGAAAAAGCGATTATTGAAGCAATCATATCATTATGTTACTAGTTACTAGGTTACTAGTTACTAGGTTACTATGTTACTAATTGTTTGAAAACCTGTTCACCCTTTTCATTTATTTCTAATGTGCCAATTTGAACAGGTATTATTTCAGCATTTTTCAGTGCTTCTAAATAGCTATTTTTATCATAAATATTCAACTGTCTAGGACTTATTCTTCTATATACATATTCTATTCCATTCAAAGTAATAGGTTTGCCTTCCCATTCTATTTGTTTTTTATTTGCTCTTACTGTAACATCACTTTGTTGATTTGCATAATCTGGTACATAAGAAAATTTATTATTTTTAGGGTCTCCAAAATTCATGCATTTGCCATTTGAATAAATAAAACAATCAAACGCTGATTCTTTAATAGCATCAGTTAATTGCATACTCAAATTAGCTTTAATTTCAGATATTTCATATAATAATTGGTCAGTTGTAATTGGAACCTTTGGTTCACCCTTTGACAAATCCTTTCTTTTCAACTCAATTGCATCATCAGACTTTAATTGTTCTGGCGATAATACCATTAAATATACAAATACTTCAACCGTTTGTAATGCGCGAGGTAAATTTTTATGACTGCATATACGGCGCGCGCGTCCAATGACTTGTTCTGTTCTAACAGGATGCCAATAAGGTTCCATAATATGAACATATCTAGTATTTCTAAGATTGATACCTTCTGAACCTGAGGAAGTAATCATTAAAACTTTGATAATTTCACCCATATTATTGTTATTTGCAATTTTTCTCAATTCACTCGCTAAATTTGTTGGAATATAATCCCATTCACCGTTATAAATACGTCTTGTTATTTCTTTTTCTTCAACTGTTTCTGTACCAGTATATAAAGCATAGGTTGGCTTACCCAAATCCGCTTCAGGAATATCTATTTCCCAAATATCAGAAGCATTCTTTTTGATTTTAAAGCGAGCAAAGCCATTTTTTTCTAATACCAAACTGAAAAGTCCAATACCTTCAAGAGTTCTGAACTGACTATAAACTAAATGTAACCCTAAATATTCTGGGTCTTTAATATTGTCAAGAATATGTAAAAATTTCGGACTGAAACGTGCTAAGGCTTCTGGAGTCAAATAATCATTGGACCGCTCTTTGATATTTTTAATTGCTGCATCAATTCTTTCTTTATAAGTAACGCCACCCAACTTATCCAAAATTTGGTCACCCTCCTCTTCACCTTCATTTTCATCATTGACATCTACATTCGCTTCCTCTTTACGCGCATCTTTTAATAACTTTGTAATGTCATTTTCTGGCTCATTAGGTTCGCCGACATCACCTTGTTCGGGAGCTTCGCGAACCTCTTCAGCAACCTTGCTCTTTTTTGCCATTGGAAGAGGTCTGTCATTCATAACAAAATTACAATACAATCTAGAAAAAATTCTGTAAGTTGATGTTGCTTCTTTGAATAATTCGTCTAGTTTTTGTGGTTTTTTAGACGCCTTTTCTAGTTTTCTCTCTTCTTTTCGCGCGGATTCATAAATTTTAAATTGAAAATCACTCATTGGAATTTTAACAACATGATAATCTACACCCAGTGTTTTATTAAATGTTGGTAATAAACTTTCCTGAGCACTTTTAAAATAAGAAGAAAGACCGATAATACGACGTTTTAATGCATCCACATTTTTCAATTTTTTCGTTACGCCATCAATATATTGATTTTCAAACAAATCAAAATCATCCGGTAGAGCTTTTTGATTTCTTATTTTGATACCATCTGATATAATATCAATATCGTTTCTTTTTAGGATACTTATAACCCTTCTTTCAAATTCATCATCACCCATAAAATCATTATCAAAAATATTATTGCCAGAATCGTCGCGTTTAACATTGGATACACCTTTGTAACCAGTAGATTCCTTAATTTTATTTTTAAACCCAAAAGGGTTACGAGTGATGGTTAATACCTTACTAGAAGGCGAGTAATCTAGATAATCAAGTGATTTCTCTCCAAGCAACATTTCTTGAAGTGAATTACGGTCTATTTTTTTAGTTGTTTTGACATTTAAAGGGAAATTCCACGTTTTAATGTATCCTCGTAAAATATTGAAAAGTATTCCAAATTCATTAGGATAATTGATAATAGGAGTTCCTGTTAACATAACAACTCGTGCATTTTTAGCGCTCATTAAGTATTCGTATAATTTTACCGAAAGAAATTTTGGCGAATACTCTTTTTCACCTCTTTCATTTTCAGGGACAACCTTTTCTTTTTTGATTTTATTGACGATTCTACTGATTAAATTATGAGCTTCATCAATGATAATAACAGAATTATCAAAGAGGTTTTTGGTGAACCCAGAAGTCAATTCTTGTAACCGCCTTAAACGTAAACCGTTGTAGTTAATAAAGGTATACTTATTGCGAATCATCTCATTCAATTGGTCGTCTAACGATTTTTTCTCTATGGATGTTAACTCTTCATAATTAGATGGTTTTTTAATATTGACAAACCATGCACCTTTTTGTTTTGTAATATATTCTTGTGATAGATTCAAAACGGCAGATAATGTTGACAATGCTTCAGGATTAGTCTTTAATGATATAAATTCCCAGTATTGATTTTTCTTATACAAAGAGTCACCTTTATGCTTCAACTCTTCCATATAATTGGTTCTTAAAGACGCAGGTAACATAATTATAATTTTTTTCGTGTCCTTCATACCCTCTGCAATTGCAATACTACTTGCAGTCTTACCCGCACCTAATCCATGGTACAATAATAAACCACGATAAGGTGTAAATAAATTCATGTAGTCTCTTACAATTTTTTGATGAGTTAAAAGAGAAAAACTAGTGTCATCTTTATTATCATTACCAATTGTATCACAAGAAATATTTGCATTCATATCTTCTAATTCTTTTTTGTATGGTTCAAATAAAGAGTTGATAAAATTCACAAAAATTTCTCGGTTGTTCATGTAGTAACTATCAACCTTGATTATAACAGGGGGGTCTTTCTTAGCCAATCTTTGAGACAAAGGTGTA